TATTTTGTAGTCATACGACTTAGAAGATTCTGTTAAGTAGTCCTTGAACGTGCTCATATGCAATATTTAGTCTTTCTTAAGCAGTTTCTTCATTAATTCGTTACGGTCAGATATGACGAATCCGTCGCTTTCTTCCACTGGCCCACCGTCCTTGTTGCCCTGATCCAACTTCTGCTTTTTAAGTTGTAATTCTATCATTTTAAGTTTCTTGTCGATCTTGCCACTTTTGGCGTCTATGGCGTTACGTAGGAAGTTGCCCGCAACCTCGAATATCCTTCCAGAATATCGTGAGTCAACATTCATGCCCAAATCCATCAAATTCTTGTAACTTTCTTCCGCTTCTATGGCCAATTTGTCTAACTCGAGGTCTGACAGTTCACCCAGTCCTTTTACCTGTGGCAGGGCCGCCGCTACTTTGTCAAATTCTGCATAACTTTTCTGTAAATTCTTCTGTGTCTGTGGATCCAGGTTCTTAGCAGATGCATGTTGTCCATTGGATTCCTTGATCTTCTTGTCTTTTTCCTTCTTGTCTACCTCTTTGAATGCTTCTTTGACATTTGGTAAATTGAGGATGTCTTCTAGTTTCTTTGTCATTGCTATATTTACTTACGTTTGCCGTTGTGGAACAACTGTTCTTCTGACACTACCCTAAATCTTATTTTTCTCTGCTTGGCATATGCATTAGCGGCCTCCCACTTGGCCATGTTGATGACCACCTGTTTCTTCTTGGCCAGGCTCTTGCCCGCGGCCTCCATTGATGTCTGACTCATGGGTTTGACCTCCACCATCTCCGCGTGTTTGCGACCTTCCTTGTCTTGGTACACTATGAAGAAGTCTGGCACGTATATGGTGTACTTGCCCGTGAACGGATGCCTGTATGGTATCTTGATTGATTCTGATGCCCACTGGTACACGTTAGGATGTTCATCACACAGTCTCATGAATGAGTGTTCCCAACTTGATCTGTATGTGGGTGTTTTCGTGCCCACGTACTTCTCCGCATTCTTGGGAGAGAACTTGCCCCTAGCAAATCTCGGTAACATTAGTCTATGATGTTTCTAGATACCGTCTCTTTGGTGGCCAGTGTTTTCCTCACACCCAGCCTGCTTGACTTGTACCTGTTGGCGTTAAGTATTATTGTTATCAGTTCTGATAGCAGTGCTGGTGTGGCGTATGTCAACTTATCCAGTATCTCTTGAGGTTTGATGTCGTCTATCTTGGCCTGTGCCATTATAGCGTACCCAGTTGATTCCGCCGCCGTCCTGGAGAAACCACGTTTCACGAAATAGGCTATGGTGCTGTCGTACTCTCCCTGATTGAATTCATAGTCGGTCTGGTACTGAGTAGTGGTCAGTTTGTCCACAGTCTTTTGTAATTCATCTTTGTCTTTTGGTGGTAGGTTTGTGTAGAATTCAGCCATTATATTGTCGCCTTCTCAACCACTATCTGGACGTCCTTGGAGTTTCTTGGTATTCTTATGTATCCTTCTGTGACCAACTTCCTCATATCTGTGATTGCTTTGTTACTGTACACGCTCTTGATATTGTCCGACGAGCCTTCGTATTCGATGTTAGATTGTGCAATCGTTAATCCTTTTCGAGACCCGACGTCTCTGAAATAAAGGGCGGCCGCCACCTCATCTCTGACGTTCTCGTCGTTGGACACCAGATTGAATGATTCACTCTCTCCCAGGAAGTTGACAGTGTCCACGTTGGATTGTTTTATCACTCTGCTGTTGGCCTTGTCCTTGTTGTCTGCCGTGCCGGCCAATTGTGCTATGGAACTGGCATTCGCGATCACGGTCGCACCAACAGTGAATCGTGCTATTGGATTGGTGATGTTCGAAGACTGTTTCCCAATCTCAAGCACACCCTTCTTGGCTATGCCTTTCAACTCTTGTTTGACGTTTGCCTTCTTGATTTTCTTTGCATTGTTATAGGTGTTGGTTGCACCAAGTATGGCACCCAGTATGTTGCCCTGTTTGTAATTTTTGATTACTGATCCCACACCGTCCACGATACCGCCAGGGCCAAATATGCTGTTGGTGCCGCCACCCAGTATAGACAGTGGGCTAGGAGACTGATCATAATTTATGGTTGCAAATCCTTTGACCGTTTCCCTGCTTATTACGCCTGCCTTGTATATCACTGTTTCATATAGAATCTGCATGGAGTTGCTCATTACACCTGTGCCGTCTGCTTGATCTAGGTTGTCGTGGGAGAACGAACCAATGACTGGATTGACCAGGGTCATTGATGTGAATCTCTTTTTGTGTAACACAAAAATCTCTATGCCTTTTATGTAAGGTTTACCCCTTTCCTTGGGCGTGTCCATTCCAAACTTGTTGAATTTTCTGGCCTTATCGTTGAAGTCGTAGTAATCGTCTTTGGTGGGAGAGACGACCAGGTCGGAATTCATTGACACAGAATCTGCTATGTGGTACTCGTAGTACTTCTTCCAGAATGCGTTCACAGTGTCTGCGTGGTCATCATGGAAGGTGATGTTCACAGGATCGTACGCTATCCTGGTTCCTAGGTACATCTTCTTGTTGTACTGTGTCTTCTCCTCGTAGCTCAGATTGTACTTTGGTAGGTCACAGGCCTTGACCAACATGTTTAGTTGCAGTTTCTCATTGGCCGCGAACCCTGGATTGAACAGGCTTTCGTCTGTGTTGAAAACCACATGGAACAGGAATTTCTGTTTTGGCATCAATTTGAAATTGTCGTCTATGTACAATCTAGATGCGTGTTGGTAGTCTTTCATTCCTGGAAGACCGTCTTGGAAACCTTGTAAGAAGTTGTTTATGCTTGGCATACTGTTATTTATAGTCACAAAAAAAGCGCCTATAAAGACGCTTTTGATGTTATAATTGCTAACTTAATTTTTTATATTACTGTCCACCACCTGTACTCAATGTACCGATCGTTCTAGTCACTGCTGTTCCAATTCCTGTTCCTGTTGGAGTTTGGATCGCGTTGTCATATCTGATCTGCATGGTGATAGATACTGGTTCTGATTGATTGTATGCCAGTGAGTTGTAGTTTACGTTTTCAACGTATGCACCGTACAATTCAAATGTTTCTAGCACATTTGGTGAACTCGCACCGTTACCACCGTCTAGCATTTCAATTCTAGCAGTGAATTTGTAATCAATACCTGACGCCGCTGAACTCTGTTCAAAGAAATCAAACTGTTTCTGTATCTGTTCTCCAACCAGTTTAGTAACTGAGTTGTTTACATCATCTCTTAGGTTGATTGTGATCGCTTCCCAAGTGTGTTTACCTGCAATGTATACTTTAGAGTTGTACACGTCCAGTGTAACGTTGTCAAAAGATAATTGTGGTCTTGTGATGTCTATCACTTGTTTTGTTAGTTCTGATCTCGGTGTTGATACTCCAAAATTTTCAAGTATTGCTCTGAAACGATACTGTAGTTTTGGCATCAATAAACCTTGTGATGCCGAACTCTGATCGGTTGCTAGTGGTACTGTGAATTTTGATAAAGTTGATATTGCCATCTGTTTCTCCTATTTATCCAAAATTAGTTCCCTAACTTTGCAATTTCTCCTGTGTTTTTGATTCTCAACGGTATGTAAATGAATTCAACTGATTTTATTGGTTCAATTGCGATGTCCACGTACAGCTCGTTCCTGTCTATCCTTGTAGGTGTGTTGTTTGTGCTGTCACATACTACTAGGAAGTCAAATAGTCCCCTTTGGCCAACTAGTTCTAGCAAGAAAGATTCTACTGCACCTTTGATCTCGTTTCTAGTCAGTTCGTCATTTGGTTCAAAGATGAACGGTTTAGCAATAGCGTCTAATTGTGTTCTTAGATACACTGCCAATCTTGAAACGTTTATCCTGTCCAAAGCCGAACTTGCCGATGTCTTAGTCAAGTTACCAAAATTAACAATCCCTGCGCCTGCAAAGAAAGTGATTGGGTTGATCTTAACTTCGTGCATTGAATCCCTCACTGACTCTGTTACAGATATTGTTTCAAACTCTCCTGTTGCTGAGTCTATGTAACCAACTGCTGTAGCGTTGTCAACGACACCTCTTCTTGTTCCTGATGGTGCGAACCATGGGAAAGCGATGTTGTCGTTGTTCGCAAGTGTTCTCAACATCATGTGTGATGGTGGAACAACAATAGTTTTTCCTGTGTTGTCTGTCGTCTGTCCTGACGGATAAAACACACCCAAGTATTCACTTGCACTGACTAGGCCGTCTTCACCATTGTCAAGTGCCGCCGCTGAGTTGTTAGCCCAGTTTTGTATGCTAGTTGACGTTCCTTCTAATCTCAATGGAGTGTCACCAACTATAAACGCTGTGTTGTTTCTGTCCGTGTTCAAAGCAATCATGTTCGCAATCAATTCAGGATAACCAGGTGTAGCAATCACGTTGTAACCTCTTTGGTCTTCTCTGATTGCTTGGTTTGTGTCGATCTCTGATTTAAGTTGCTCAACTATCACTTTTCTCTGTGCTTTTCTACCGAAAGAGCCAGATCCGTCTGCGTTGTTGCTTGATTTAGTAACCCATCTGTCAGGGAAGTAAGTTGATACACTCTCGTTACTTGTTCTGATGTTACCTAAACCTGCTGATCCGCTTCCTGGATATTTCGTAGTTGTTATGTAATTGTTTTTGTATTCTTTAACATTGTAACCTGAACGTCTAGTGTTCCATAGCAATATACCTTGTGGGAATAAAGCCGGATCTGGAGCATCTGGGTCTAGGAAACCATCACTCAATAAGTCTTTGATTGAACTCGGTGATCCCGCACCGCCCGTTGACAATGAATCTGCCTTGTCGGCCGCTGTGTGATATCTAGCATCCGCAAATACAACGCCGTCTTCTGTTGTTTGGTCTGCTTTGTCAACAAGTTCCCAG